TATTTTCATATACCAAGTCTTTATATTTGTTTAAGTACCAGATAGCTTTATCAATATCTGTTGCTCCACCTTTTTCCATATCACGATAGATATATTTGATTGCGTTGAGTTTACAGAAGTCTGCTACTGCCCACTTACCAAACATATCAATCATGGATTGGATAAGTTCTACACCGTTGTGGTTGTAGTGCGAAGGTCTAACATCATTTGGTTCGTTGTTTTCGTTGAGATCATTGCTTTCTGTAACAGGTTCTGGTTCGGGTTGTGTTTCGTTACCAAATACACAATCATACATTTTGTTAATAACTTCTTCATCAAGTGAAAAAAAACTACATTCCTGGGGTGCGGCAATACCCTCAATCCATATAGGACAACCCCCACAACTACCACGATTATCACAAAAGTCGTCTAATTTATGTCGCTTATTTATAATACTAATACCAGTTTCTTCTGCTTCTTTGACTGGTGCTTCTTGTTCTTGTGGGAACGCTAGTTCATACATATCGTCAATCACACTATCTTTCAACTCATCGAACTCACAATCCTCATATTCATAAAAGAGACACTCACTACAATACCTACCACTACAAAACTTATTAAGTCTTTCTATTTTTTCCTCTGTGGTAATATTCAAACTCATTAAAACAACCCCTTAACCCATAAAGTATTTAATCAACTCGTTTGTCCAAACAAGTAATGTACCAAATACGTTGATAACAAATAAACAAGTACCAACCAACACCATAGTACCGAGAATTACTCCAAGTGCTGTACTAATAATTTTATTCATCTTCGTTCATCTCCAATTCGTATTCTATAACTTTACCCTGTGCTCTTGATTTCACTACATCAATCAATCGTTGGTTACTAGAACCTCTAAACAACAAACCCGTTTTAGTTAAGTCTTTATCGAATTTACCATCAACAACGGCTTGTAAGTTATAAATCTGTTGTGCAAACTTTTCAATATTCTCATACAGATAACCTGTGTATATCCAAATAGTTTTCTTTGGATTCTGTCGGTAAATGTGTGACGCAAACTCAATAACTGCTTGTGGTTGATCGAATGGTTCACCACCACTAATAGTTATATCGTTGTTGCTGTCTTTAAATTGAAGTGCTGCGTCATATGGTGTCATTTCGTATCCACCATCGTAATTCCAAGTGTGAGGGTTTTGACACCCTGCACACCTGTGATTACACCCTTGAACGAACAGCACGTCACGTAAACCAATACCGTCTACGATACTGTCATATACAATTCCTGCTATTCTCAAATAATCACACCTTTAACATATCTATCAATTGATTTAACTCTACCAAGATTACTCACTTGATAAAATTCTTCAAACTGAACAACAGGTTTCCAAACCTCAATCATATCTTATTCTTCCCCTTTAAAATCAACTCACCAGAAATATGGGAAACCCTATCTTTCAATTCTGCTTTTTTAGCGTTGTTCCACTTATTAACAGAGCCAACAAGATAGCCTGTGATTCGTTCCAACACGTCTACGTCAGTAGAAGAACATTTCGGACACACATCAAACAAGTCTGTTCCATCTTCATATCCACAACTCAAACATCTTGCTCTAGCGTGGTTGATACTTCCATAACCAACATTGTGTTTAAGCATCAACTCAACCATCTGTTTTACTGCTTTCAAGTTGTTCTCTGGATTACCGTCTACTTCCAAGTAAGCAATGTGTCCTGCGAGAGTGTAGGGGTGATACGCGGCTTCGACTTCCAACTTGTGAGAGAGTGAGCATTTATACCAAACAGGAATGTGGTTGGAATTGGTGTAATAATCTCTGTCTGTTACGTTTTTAATTACACCAAACTGTTCTCGGTCTTTCTTAACGAACTTACCAGACAATCCCTCGGCAGGAGTTGCGATAACCGAGATGTTCAAGTTATGTTCGTCAGCGTGTTTTTTCACTCTATTGTGAATGTGTTCCACAATGTCCAAACCAATACGTTGAACAGTATCACTCTCTCCGTGGTGTTCACCTGTCAGAGTAATTAACGCTTCTGCCAGACCAATAAATCCAACAGATAATGTTCCTTGTTTCAACACATCTCCAACCTGTTGATCTGATGTAAGTTTTTCAGAACCTTCCCACAGACCAGACATGAGCATTGGGAATTGCTTCTTCAACGCAGTTCTTTGGTATTCATATCGTTCCACCAACTGTTTAACAGCAAGGTCAACGTATTTATCCAAACGTCTAAAGAAATCAGTAGAAATATCAAACACACTATGTGCTTGTTTAGCTTCAAGTGCCAACTTAACCAAGTTAATGGTGGTAAACGAGAGATTACCTCTACCAATAGAAGTTTTCTCACCATGTCGATTTTCGAAAACTCGTGTTCTACAACCCATTGTTGCAACTTCGTATTTATAGCGTTCTGGGTCATTAGCGTCCCATTTCTCATGTTTGTTGAACGGTGCGTCCAAGTTCAAGAAGTTGGGGAAGAATCGTTTCGCTGTTACTTTACAAGCCAACTTGAACAAGTCATAGTTTTTATCTTCTGGTTTTACGTTCACACCAGTTTTCAGCTTGAAAATCTGAATTGGGAAGATTGGTGTTTCACCATTACCAACACCTCGGTCGGTAGACTTCAACAACTCTCGGATAACACAACGTCCTTCTGGCGAAGTGTCTGTACCGTAATTGATAGACGAAAAGACGACTTGGTTTCCACCACGACTGTGGATTGTGTTACAGTTGTGAATGAAAGATTCCATTGCTTGGTGTACACGATTAACTGTTTGGTTAATGGCAAACTTCAATGGGTCAATATCACCGCGGTAAGTATAAATATCAGACACAACATATTCGTCTACCACAACCGCTCTGATTGAATCATCGTCAAATTCTTCACCAGTCAACATACAAGATTTAAGATATTCTTCCTCGAATGTTTTTCTTACATACGGAGCAAGATAGAAGTCAAAAGCAGGGAAAGCCTGTCCACCATGTTGTTCGTTCTGCACAGTTTCCATTGCGATACAAGCCAACATTGTAGCTGTCTCAATTCGTTTAGCAGGACGAGAAGCACCATGACCTGCTCAAAATCCATTTTTCAGAATCTTATCGAGTGGGTGCTGCAAGCACGTGAGAGATTTCGTAACCATATAATCTTTATCGTGGATATGAATGTAATTGTTGCGAACAGCGTCCAACACATCGTCACTCAACAAATATTGATCTGCAAACTCTTTGGAAGTTTCGCTTGCCAATTTATACATCATACCAGACGGTGTTTCAGAGTTTTGGTTCGCATTTTCCAACAACACTTCTTCGTTACTACCGTCTACAATTCCTTTAATTTTTTCGAGATTCAACGACATTTTCCATCTCACCTTCCAAATATTTTATAGAGTGTTTTAAATCTAACGGCACTCCGTCCACAATTAAATATGGAGTAGTTATACCGTGTCTACCAGTATCAAAAACAGTTATGTAGTCTTTTTCCAAACTTTGTAACAACAGTTTCATAACTCGTTCTGTTAATTTCACATTTGGACAGTTTTCTGAACCAACAATCAACTCAATCATTTTAATGACCTCCTGTGCTACCAAACCCTCCTCTGTCAACATTTCCAAGATGGTCAACGGTTTCAAATTCAACTTCGTCCATCTTTTTCTGGATTCTGAATTGACAGATTCTTGTATCTTTCTCAATGGTGATTGGTCGTGTTGCCAAAGCAGGGAAACACCAAACATCATTATCACCACAATAAGATTCATCAATCAAACCAACGCTATTAGTTTGTAACAATCCAAACTTTTTAAACGTGGAACTTCTCGGAATCACCAACGCTTCATAACCTTTTGGTAACTGCATCGACACACCCAAGCTAAGAAGTTTGACTTCTCCTGCTTTTAGTGTTACAGTTTCAGCAACACGTAAATCAATCCAATCACCACATTCAATCTTTTTCAACGGAGTAATGTCCGAATGATATTTTACTTTTATCTTGTGCAAGCTATGTTCCTCCACTTCTTTTTTATCTTTTTGTATACTTTACTAATATACGATTGCGTATGGTTTAACTCAATAGCAATCTCGTTTTGTGTTTTTCCAAGCATTATTAACTCTAACACCTGCAACTCTTTTTCGGTCAAACCTTTGGATAAGTTCTCAAAATCCAAATCGTGAATCTGTGACGGAGATGGTATTGTGTCGCATAAAGTCAACCTACCATCACTAGAATCTATTTCTTCATCCAAACTTACTTGATTTTGGTGTTTTCTACGGCGGTTAAACTCTTTCTTGAATGAGTTTAGGATTACGTGGCAAGCGTAAGATGAAAATGAACTTCTGGTTTCGTCCCACTTATTAGCTGCCACACACAATCCAACCATTCCACATTGAATCAAATCTTCATCTGACGAGAAGGTTGGATAGTATCTGTGAAGTAAGTAATATACTAATCTTCGATTGTCTAAAATTAAACTTTCTACGTTTTTAGCACTCACTATAAATTCGCACCCTTCTGTTATTCACCTCTACTGTTTTTATCACCAACTGGAAGTGGTCTTTCATCATTTTCTGAAACTCCAAAGCAGACTTCGCTTGAAGGTTGGACGAGATACAATAACCAACATATTTTTGATACACCGACTTGATAGGTTGGTTGGAGTAATCTGCAATATCCAACTCCTCAAAGAACGCAAGCAACGGATTATTCGACATCTCAAACTCTGCCAACGTGTCATATACTTTTTGACAAGTATCGAACTCTTGGTTAATCAACAAGGTTTTCAATCCGCGTAACCCCTTCAAGATCAGAGCCTGCATAACTTCTTCACTACGCAATTTATACTTAATGAATGGGTCGTAATCTTCATCATCTTTGGAGAACTTGGCATCAAACGGAATAATTACCAATCTGTCCAAAATGGCTTTACTGTCTCGACCTCTACCCAAGCGTGGTAAAGCGTTCGCCGAGAAGAAGAATTTCGCATAACTGCGAAGTTTGAACGGGTCTTTACCTTTTCGTTCTACTGTGATAATATCACCAGATACCACTTTCTTGAAAATCGCAGTATTGGAAACCCATTCATCGTTAATGTCGTCACCAACATTGACGAGTTTTCCAGACAATTCTGCTGTTCTGAATTGGTGTCCAATCTCACACAAATCCAAGTTGGAAGTGTTTAAATCACCAAACAACGTGGTAATCATATCCAAAAATGTGGATTTACCGTTTCGTTTTTCTCCAAGTAAGAAGAACGATTTACGAAGTTCATTTCGGCGATAGAAGCAGTAACCAACAGCTTGATAGAGTAGGTTGTTTACCACTTCATCACCGCACGAGAGTTTATTCATTACTTTGTCCAATAACTCGGAATGAGCGTCTGGATTATAGTCATGTGGAATCTTGTTTGTGATTACATACTCTGGACTAAACTCCATAAACTCGTCTGTGGTAACATCAAACACTCCGTTGTTGAACGCTATTAAGTTGGCATCGTGAACTCGACTTTCTTGTGTTACCAAGAGATTCAAGTAAGCCAACACCTCTTGTCGCTTTTGTCGAGTGAGTGTTGGAATATGTCGAATCATTGCTGCTTCTATTACTTCGTCACTACACTCGTAAATTCCTTCTCGATAAATAAATAATTTTCCATTTATTTTAATAATATTTTCCACATCTTTTAAATACGTGGCGAACTTGTCAA